GGACTCGGCAACGGAAACCGTGACCAGCAGCTTGCCATGCTCCAGATGGTCATTGCCAAGCAGGAGCAGATGCTATCGCAGTTTGGCCCAGCGAACCCGCTGGTGTCGCTAGGTCAGTACCGCAATACGCTTGGACGCTTCATTGAGGCGGCAGGCTTTAAGGACTCTGCCGAGTTCTTCAAGCAGATTACGCCTGAGATGGATCAGCAATTGCAGAATCCACCTCCGCAACAACCGCAAATGTCGCCAGAGGCGCAGGCGGTCATGGCTCAGACTCAGGCAAACATTCAGGCACAACAGGCTAAAACTCAAGCCGACATCCAAGCCCAACAAGCCAAGATGAAGGCTGAATTGCAGCTTGAGCGTGAAAAGGCTGCGCTTGAGTTACAACTGATGCGCGAGAAGGAAACTGCTAAATTGCAGCTTGAAATTGAGAAACTTCAGGCGCAAAATGCTTTGCGCCAGCGTGAGTTTGAGACTGAGGCGCAACTCAAGGCTATGAAAGTTGGAGCCGGAATTACCAGCAATGTGGAGATACCGGGATGACACTTCAAGAACTTCTTGAGATTGATGTAAAAAGGAATCAGCCTGCCTACATGGATATTAAAAAGGTGGGTTCGTTCATCAATTACACGCTTAACCAAGGCGGTAAATTAGTTCGTGAGGGGAATACGGTTATATTGTTCAAAAAATTGGACGATAAAACAGTAGAGTTTCATTCATTTAGCGCAGACAAGCCAAATGTATATTTGTCAAACATGGCTAAATTTGCAAAAATGTTTAAGAAGATTGGATTTGAATACGCAGTAACTCAATTTCAGAATCCAAAGCAAGCCGGAATGTTTAAGGCTGCTGGGTTTGATGCTGAAATAACTCAAACCGATGAAGGCTACGAAGCCAAGGTAGAACTGTAATGGGTGCAGCATCAAGTTTTGTAGAAGCAGTTTCCGATACTGTTAGTGATATTGGAAGCGTTGTTGTAGATACCGTTTCCAATGTTGTAGATACAGCGGTAGATGTATGGCATGATGTATCTGAACCTGTTGTGGACACACAGCTTGGAAGGCTTGCCTTAAATGTAGCAACAGGAGGACAAGCAGCGCCATTGTTGGCTGCATACGATATAAGCCAAGGCGCTGATCCGACAAAAGCAATCACTAATGCCGCTTTAAGTTATGCTGGAAGTGAATTTATTTCTCCAGAAATTAGTGCTGCTTTAGGTGGCGATACAGCCGCCAACATTGCCGCTGACGCGCTAGTAGGCGGTACAAAATCAGCTATTCAAGGCGGTGACTTCTTGACAGGAGCCGTTGCTGGCGGCATTACAAGCGGCATAGATGAAGCTAAACTTGCTGCTGCTGAAGATTACCTAAACAGCATTGAGCCGGGTATTGCTTATGACTCCACCACAGCACCGACCGAGCAAGATGTAATAAATGCTTACAACTTAGATGTGACTAGCCCTGAAGTTGTAACTTATCCGATAGAAATTGCTCCGCTTCCAGTTGGTCAAGAACTTCCATCAATAAATGATGTAATTACAACCATTAGCCAGCCAGATGTAAATGTTACGCCAACAGAAACGCAAACTGCTGGTCAATATACCTCATACACGCAAAACCCTGACGGAACGCTTACATATAAATGGGATGACGGAAGCACAATAACAATAAATCAAAATTCTGACGTAGTTGGCTACACGCCAAGTTTTGACTTGGTTAATGCTCCAGTTGCAAATGCACAGCAAGATATTTCTGGAAAATTAGCTACGCTAGATATTGCAAAAGCAATAACTCCTTATGCTTTGACAACATTGCTTGCCAAATCTGCGTATGATGCTGTTACGCAAAATGCAAGCGGTCAAAATCAATATCCCATTGTCCCTGTGCCTAGCGATTGGGGAATCCCTCAATACAATATGGCATTTACGCCATCGGCTCCCATAGACTTTGGGACTCCAGAACTATTGCGCGGGACTCAATGGGATCAAAATAGACAGCCAATGTCTCTGACTGATGTTATAAATACATTGAGCAATGGCGCATCTTATGTTATGCCTCAAAACATAAACACATCTGGAATATTCCAACAACAATTGCCATCTGTTGGCGTAAATGATGTAATAGGAAGCATAAATGGACAACCAGTATCAATTTCAAGCATCATCTCAGGAATACAAGGTGGACAAACTAACCCTAGCTGAGTGGTCAATCAATCTTCTTGATGACGAATGTTTCATAAAAGTCATCAATGATTTGAAAAATCAGAACATTAGTGCTATATTAAACACTAATCTTGATGACATTGACGCAAGAGAAGATGCGTATAGAACCATCAAGACCATTGATCTTATCGTTGGACACTTGCGAAGCCTATCGGCTGAAAAGCAAATCCGAGAGAAGAAATGGAAGATTCTGTGAGGAAACTCACCCGCAGTCCAGACGGTTTCTGGCGATTTAGTGAGATTTAAAAATGGAAAACACCAACCCGCAAGGGAGTGAAAACCTAAATGTTAGTCAAGCCGCTTCTGCGTTTCTTGGTCTAATGGGTGACGATGGAGCCGATAAAGGCCAACCGGAGGAAATCCAAGCAGCCGAGGAAGTCGTGGAGGAATCTGCTGATTCTGACTCAGAGCCAGTTGAGGAAGAAGCACCAGAGCAAGAACAGAAGCCAAGGTACAAGGCTAAAGTTGGCGGCGAGGAAATCGAAGTTGAAATTGATGAGTTAATCAATGGATACCAGCGAAATTCTGACTACACAAAGAAATCTCAGGCTCTTGCCGAGCAACGCAAGGCTGTTGAAGCCGAGCGAGTTCATCTTGAGCAGGTAAAACAGGAGCGACAGGCATACGCCCAGAAGCTGCAAGCGTTGGATCAATTCCTATCGCAACAGAACAAGGGTGAGGACTTAGACGCATTGAAGGAAGTTGACCCAATCGGCTATGCCGTGAAGGTCGCAGAACGCACAGAGCGCGAAAAACAGCTTGCAATTGTTAGAGCCGAACAGCAACGCATTGCTAACCAGCAACAAGCCGAGCATCAGCAAAACTTGCAGCGACATATTGCCTCTGAAGCTGAAAAGCTGAGTGCGATCATTCCTGAGTTGTCCGGCAATAAAGGCGATGAGGTTCGCAAACAAATACGCGAATACGCCAAGTCTGTCGGATGGACTGATGCGGAACTGGGGTCTGTGTATGACCACCGCGCTGTTGTGACTTTGTATAGGGCAATGAAGTTTGAGCAACTTCAGAAGTCGAAACCTGAAATTAACAAGAAGGTTTCTCAGGCTCCGAAGATGCTTAAATCTGGTAACTCTGCGCCACCTACACAGTCGCAACAGGATAAACAGGTGATGCAGCGGCTACGGCAAACTGGAAAAGTCCAAGACGCAGCCAAAGCATTTGAGCGTTTTCTTTAATTTTGGAGTTTTTCAAAAATGGCTACTTATCAAACCTATACCGCTATCGGTCAGCGGGAGGACTTGAGCGATGTGATCTATAACATTTCGCCCACGGATACCCCGTTCATGTCATCCATTGGCAAGACCAAAGCTACCGCGATTTACCATGAGTGGCAGACCGACAGCCTTGCCGCTGCTAGTCTGAGCAATGCAGCCGTTGAGGGCGCTACCGCCTCTGACGCTACCATGTCGCCCACCACCCGCGTTGGCAACCGCACCCAGATTTTCCAGAAAACTATCAAGATTTCTGGCACTCTGGAAGCCGTTGACAAGGCAGGCCGTAAGTCGGAAAAGGCCTACCAGTTGGCTAAGGCATCTGCCGAGATCAAGCGCGACATTGAACTGACCCTGTTGAGCAACCAAGTTGCTTCCAACGGTAACAGTTCTACTGCTCGCACTCTTGGCGGTTTGCAGGCATGGCTGGCTTCTAACGGTGACTTTGGCTCCGGCGGCTCCGCTGGCGCTTCCGGCACTACCGCACGAACCAATGGTACTAACCGCACCTTTGACGAAGCTACCCTCAAGACCGTTGTAAAAGAGGTCTATGAGTCCGGCGGCTCTCCCAAGGTGCTGATGGTGAATCCGGGTCACAAGCAGACCGTTTCCGCTTTTGCTGGTATCGCAGCACAGCGTTATATGGCTCCGTCCAATGAACCCACCACCATCATCGGCGCTGCTGATGTTTATTTGAGCGATTTCGGCACGATTTCTGTCGTTCCTAACCGCTTTATGAACAGCACCAACAGCGGCAATGAGACTGCCTTTGTGGTTGATCCTGACATGGCTGCGGTTGCCTATCTGCGCCCATTTTCGACCAACGAACTGGCGAAAACTGGTGACAGCGAGATGACCCAACTGCTGGCTGAGTTGACCCTTGAGGTCAAGAACGAAGCCGCACACGGCATTATTGCTGACCTGTCGTAATTGACAATGGAATGAAAAAAGCCTCGGCTCAAAAGGTCGGGGCTTTTTTCTTCTAGCCAATACTGATAAAATTTAAGGCATGAACACCAATAATTTCCGCAAAACTATTGCCCACGCTGATGGGGATGGCGGTTTGATTATTCAAACCACTCAAGATGTTTCTGGGATTATTGAAGCCAATAAGCGTGAATTTAATTCATACGATGAACGGGCTAGGTGGTCTGACGATGTTTACGGCAATAAAGTTGCGTCAATTCCATTCACGGTTATTGACGATCTAAACAAAGCAGGCATCATGCGCGGCTTTGCTGTTATTGACCAAAAGCGGTTTGTTTCTTGGATGAATGATCCAGATAATCGCGTGTTCCGTACAAGGCCGGGAGTTGTCTAATGAGTTTTACAAGCTACTCTGATTTGCAGGACGCAATAGCAGGATACCTTGCGCGTTCTGACTTAACTACGCAAATTCCTGACTTTATTCGTCTTTGTGAAGTGCGTTTGCGCCGAGACTTGCGTATTCGTCAGATGCTCAAGAGCGTTACGACTGCAACCACGGCAAGCGATGACACAGTTGAGTTGCCGTCTGACTTTCTTGAAGCTAGAGATTTCATCGTTGTCGGCAACCCTGTGCAACCGTTGAATTACCAATCCCCCTCATTGTTTAATCGCAATTCTAGGGTGGCAGAGGCAGGCAAGCCGATTGACTACACAATTCTGTCAAACGACTTTCAGCTTGCTCCAATCCCAGATGGCGCTTATACGGTAAAGCTGTTGTACTACGCAGCGCCAGCGTTTTTAAGCAGTTCAAACACATCAAACGCATTTTTGGCTAACTGCCCAGACTTGATGCTATACGGTTCATTGATTGAGGCAGAGCCTTACTTGATGAACGATGCCAGAATCAATACATGGGGAACCATGTTTGATCGCGCTAAAAATTCTTTAACCACATCAGACCAGCAGGGTCAGTATTCTGGAGTTCCGCTGGTGATGACAACCACGGTGAGGTAAATATGTCTGAAATGTCGAACTACTTGGAAAATGCTCTTGTAAACGCAGTCCTGCGTAACACTAGCTACACCAGCCCAGCTAACGTATATCTGGCTCTGTACACCACAGACCCAACTGATGCCGATTCTGGCACAGAGGTCAGCGGAAACGCTTATGCCCGTCAAGCAATAACCTTTGGCGCTCCGTCAAATGGGGTAACTACTAACAGCGCAGCAATTGAGTTCCCACAGGCGACAGGATCATGGGGAACAGTTGCCTACGTTGGAATCCGTGACGCATCCAGCGCAGGAAACCTGTTGTTTCATACCCCACTAGATGCCTCTAAGACAATTGCAACTGGTGATGTGTTTCGCGTAGCCGCAGGCTCACTTAGCGTAACTCTGGCGTAATGGCTGATCTGCTGCCTCCGTGGACGATAGATTCGCTCGACCAATTAAAGTCGAGCATTGATGATCTCACGCTCACGCTTGATAGCAGCCTATACCAGACATCAGTAACTCTTTGGGATGCCTACGGGTCTGTAAGCGCATCAGCGTCTGTTGCGGCAGACGCAACAAGAGTCCAGTACGCAAGCGCAGACATTCAGGCATCAGCGTCTGTTACGGCAGACGCAACAAGAGTCCAGTACGCAAGCGCGTCAATTACGGCAAGCGCAACTGTATCGGCTGAAGCAATAAGGGTTCAGTACGGTGATGCTCAGGTAGCCGCATCTGCATCTGTAACCTGTGATGCGATCAGAGTTCAAAACGCTGCGGCAGATGTTTATGCCTCTGCATCTGTAACCTGCGCCGGGACAAGGGTTCAGTTTGCCGATGCAGCTATCACGGCAGATGCTTCTGTTGAGTGTCTTGGCGGCATCATTGCTGACGCTGTTGCATCAATTACTGCAAGCGCAACTTTATCGGCTGAAGCAATTAGAGTTGCAATGGCTGATGCCTCAATCAGCGCAAGCGCGTCATTTACTGCGCTAGGCGGCATCATTGCAGATGGATCATGCAGCTTTGTTGCGGATGCTTATTTTGAGGCTGCTTGCAATGCAACTTATAACGGTTACGCCAATGTTAATTGCTACGCAATCATTTCTTGCGATGCCTCAAATGGTCATAGCTGGATTGATGTTCCAGCAGACAGCAATTCATGGACTCCAATATCTGAGTCTGTAAATAGCTGGTCAGAGCAATCATC